GAAATCACAACTCTTCCAGGTGGACAAAACCTTGGTGAATTGACTGATGTTGAGTACTTCCAAAAGAAACTTTATCGTTCTTTGTCTGTACCAGAGTCAAGAATGAATATTGACAATGGATTCAGTCTTGGACGTTCTTCAGAAATTCTTAGAGATGAACTTAAGTTTACTAAGTTTGTTGGAAGAATGAGAAAGAGATTTAGTAACCTCTTCCATGATATACTGAAGACTCAACTTATCCTTAAGAATGTTATTACTCCTGAAGAATGGGAGTCTATGAGTGATCATATCCAATATGATTATCTCTACGATAATCATTTTTCTGAGTTAAAAGATGCTGAACTAATGCAAGAACGTTTAGGTCTTCTTGCTTCTGCTGATCCTTATATTGGAAAATATTATTCAGTTGATCATATTCGTCGTAAGATATTACGTCAGACAGATCAAGAAATAGTAGAGGAAGATAAACAAATGGCTGCTGAAAAAGAAGCAGGCATAATTCCACCATCAGAAGAAGAAATGATGCTTGCTGCACAAGAATTGGATGCTGCTGGTGGAATAGGAAATTTACAACAAGATATGGATAATAATGCTGGTATACAAACAACACCCAAAGGAGGAGAATTTTAAATAAAAATGAAAAATGATTTAGGAGTAGATCCTAATGAGTGGTTTTCAGAAACAAAAATAACACCTGATATAAAAGATCCACCAGTAGGATACAGTAGTCCAGATTGGGAAGACACTGCCCCATCTGAGTATGAACCACCATATGAAAATCCTTTAGATTCAATGCCTGTTGCAACGAATAAAGAGGATGATTGGTTTACAGATAAACCAAAAAAGAAAGAAGAAACAATTCATGAAAAGATGTATAATATCGCTACATCAAGATACAATCCATTCTCTGTAGGTGGATCTGAAAATTGTGACTCTGATATTTCATGCAATATAGGCGGTTCAGAAGAAATAACAAAATAGGTGTGTTATAAATAACTTTATAAGTACTTTATTAAATTAATTTTATCTCATGGACGAGTTAATGGATTTGATTATTGCGGATGAGTCGCCGTCTGAAATAAGTGATGGAATTAAGAATGCTCTATTTGCAAAATCAGCGGAAAAAATTGATCATTCTAAACCAGATGTAGCACAAGCTATGTTTGGTTATGGAGCAACAGAAGAAACTCCAGAAGTTGAAGCTTCAGCTGAAGCAGGTGAAATTGACAATGAAATAGAAACCGAAGAGGAAGAGTAAATGGCACATCAACCCGTAGGTACTGGATTTAGTTTTGCGACTAGTGCCACTAGTGCATCGCAAACTTTTACAGTTCAGTCTGATAGTTTAAGAGTTGTAGCTAAGGGTGCTGGACAACATGTAGCAATTGGTACTACTGGACCTGCAACTACTAGTGATTATTATGTTGCTGCAGGAACTGCTGAGGTTTTGAACATAGGTAGAGTTAGTTCTATAGGAATTGCCGGAATCACAAAAGGAGCTGCAACAACTATTGATCTTCCAGAAGGAACAGGATGTCCCTTTGAGGTTGATGATGTTATTGTCACATCAGGAATAACTGGTGAAACTGGATTTAATACAACAGCTAAGGTTGTTTCTATTGATTCTAGTGCAAATACGTATGGATATCATTCAGAAAGGATCACTACTGATCATGATAGTCGTGCTCTTACTGGCACACCAGTTGTAACTGCTGGTGAAACGAGAAGACAACTAACAGTCTCAGCTGTTACAGATCATACAACAGGTGGTCAGTTATTTGCTCAACAAGTTCAAGTATCAGGGGATTCATAAATGAAACTCATCACAGAAGAAATTGATCAGGTAGAGGTTATTGTCGAAGAACGTAACGGCAAGAAAAACCTTTTCATTGAAGGTATCTTCCTTCAGGGTGAGATCAAGAATCGTAATGGAAGAATGTATCCGATGCAAACGTTAAGTCGTGAAGTTGGTAGATACAATGAAAATTTTGTTGCTAAAGGACGTGCTCTTGGAGAATTAGGTCATCCCGACGGACCAACTGTTAATCTTGACAGAGTTTCTCATAAGATTACATCTTTGCGCCAAGAAGGTAATAACTTTATTGGTAAAGCACAAATACTTTCAACCCCAATGGGTAATATTGCTAAGTCCCTTCTAGGTGAAGGTGTAAAACTTGGTGTTTCCTCAAGGGGAGTTGGTTCTTTAAATAAGACCAACGAAGGATACAGTGTAGTTGGTGAGGACTTTACCCTTGCTACTGCTGCTGATATTGTTTCAGATCCTTCTGCTCCAGATGCTTTCGTAGATGGCATTATGGAAGGTAAAGAATGGGTTTGGGATGGTGACGTTCTTCGGGAACGTTATGCACAAAAGACTTACAAGAGAATCAATACTCTAGTAGATCAAAAAAGGTTAGACGAACAAAAATTGAACGTCTTCCAAGATTTCTTAGCAAATCTCTAAATTATAAATAAATATAGATTAATTAAAGGTAATCGGAGAAAGTTCAAATGTCCCGTGGGAAAAATTTACAAGAAATGGAGAACGCCGTCACCAAAAATGCCGTTCCTGGCGATCAGAAAATGACTTCTGGTGGTGTTTCATATGAAGATCTCGGCGGTCCGACTCCATTTAACTCTCGTCCAGACGACGATTCTAATAAACTAGGTGCATCAGATGGTACTGGAGTACCTGATGGTGCTCACGCAAAAAACCTCGCTTCAGTTAAAGGTGTTATGAAAAAGTTCGAACCAAATAAAGTAACTGGAGAAGAAGTAGAAGCTTCTAAGGAAGAAGAGGTTATTGCTGAGGAACCAGTCAAGGAAGAGGAAACTACAGTAGTAGCAGAAGAAGAAACTGTTGAGGAGAAGGTTGTTCCTGAACTCACAGATGAAGTTAACATCGAAGATGATGTTAATGCTCTACTCGGTGGACAAGAACTTTCGGAAGAATTCCGAGAAAAAGCAAAAACTATTTTCGAAGCTGCTCTCAAGTCAAAAGTTATTGAGATGAGAGAAGCTCTCGAAGCCCAATACGAGAAAAAACTCGTAGAGGAAGTGGAAGGTATGAAAGGCGAACTCGTCGAACGTGTTGACTCTTATCTAGAGTACGTTTCTGATGAGTGGGTCAAAGAAAATGCCCTCCAAATCGAACATGGTCTTAGGACCGAAATGACTGATTCATTCCTTAAGGGAATGATGGGTCTATTTGAAGAACATTATGTAAACATCCCTGAAGAGAAATATGATGTCGTTGAGAATATGGTAGGAAAGCTTGATGAAATGGAAGCTAAACTCAACGAGCAAATCGAGAAGAATATAAACATCACTAAGTCTCTATCAGAGGCCACAAGTGGTAATATCCTTTCCGATGTTTCTGAAGGTCTATCGACTGCTCAGAAGGAAAAGCTCGCTTCCCTTGCCGAAGGTATTGAGTTTGAGAGTGAAGAATCTTATAGGGAGAAGCTTGAGACTCTAAAAGAGTCATATTTCAAGACTGCTCCAAAACGTAGTGAGTCGGAAGACCTAACAGAGTCTGCCGATGGTAAAGACCTAGTTCAACCAACTGGTCACATGGCAGCCTACTTACAGGCACTTTCCAGCGCCACTAAAAATTGATCTCAACATTATAATATCGTAAACACTAATCAATAGGTAAAAAAGCAAATGTTCAATGCCGAACAATTGCAGGAGAAGTGGAACCCCCTTCTAGAACATGATGGTATCGATCCTATTAAGGATTCACATCGAAAAGCCGTTACCGCTGTCCTGCTAGAGAACCAAGAAAGATTTTTATCAGAAGAGAAGCAATTCCTTTCTGAAGGCCCAACAATGTCAGTTGGTAGTAACGGATATCAAGCCGGCGCTACTGCTACTGGACCAGTTGCTGGTTTTGACCCCGTTCTAATCAGCCTTATTCGTCGTTCAATGCCAAACTTGGTCGCATATGACCTAGCTGGTGTTCAACCGATGAATGCACCAACAGGACTCATCTTTGCGATGCGTTCACGTTATGTTGATGGAACCAACGCTGACCGCAGACTCGGAACCGAAGCTCTATTCAACGAGCCAGATTCTGCATTCTCTGGACAGTCTTCTTCCTTCAGTCAGACAGAAGGTTGGACTAGCGCTACTACTGGTTTGGGTACAACTGCTCAGTCAGGTACTAACCCAGGTGCTCTGAACCCATCAACCAATGCAACTCAGGTTGCTTATGACGTTGGTCAGGGTATGCGTACTGACAACGCTGAGAACTTAGGTTCGACTGCGGCTGATCAGTTCAACGAAATGGCTTTCAGTATCGAGAAAGTTACTGTTACTGCTAAGTCAAGAGCTCTAAAAGCTGAGTACTCACTAGAACTCGCTCAAGACCTTAAGGCAATCCACGGATTGAACGCTGAGGCTGAGTTAGCAAACATTCTCTCTACAGAGATTCTTGCTGAGATCAACCGTGAAGTTATCAGAACAATCTATAAGGTTGCTGAAACAGGTGCTCAGGTTAACGTATCTTCTGCTGGTACATTCAACCTAGACGTTGACTCCAACGGTAGGTGGTCAGTTGAGAAGTTTAAGGGTCTTCTGTTCCAGATCGAGCGAGATGCAAACGCAATCGCACAAAGAACTCGTCGTGGAAAGGGTAACATCATCCTCTGCTCTGCAGACGTTGCTTCCGCCCTCACAATGGCTGGTGTTCTTGATTACACTCCTGCACTTAACGCTAACCTTAACGTAGACGACACAGGCAACACATTTGCTGGTGTTATCAACGGTAAGTACAGAGTGTACATCGACCCATTCGCTGCTAACAGTGCTGCTACTCAGTACTATGTTATCGGTTACAAAGGTTCTAGCCCATATGACGCTGGACTGTTCTATTGCCCTTACGTTCCTCTACAGATGGTTCGTGCAGTTGGTCAGGACACATTCCAACCAAAAATTGGCTTCAAGACTCGTTACGGAATGGTTGAGAACCCATTCTCCCAGGGAACTACTCAGGGATCAGGTACTCTTACCGTTAACGCTAACCGTTACTACCGTCGTGTTGCCGTTGCTAACCTTATGTAATAGAGAAGTTAATATCTCTACTTCAAGATCTCCACGAAAGTGGGGATCTTTTTTTGTCTAAATAAATTAGTTTTGTCAAGAATTAAAATGACCGCACTGATTGATCCAAAAAAGTATAGTGAGACCGTTGACCTATTGAGGTCATTTTTTTTGTCTAAAAACTTTTTAGAAGTCCATACACAGAATCGATTAAGTATTCTTGCTGCATGTGAAGATCCAGAAACAGTAGCAACTTATAATTACAATGGTCAAGTTTGGCCATTACCACAAACAGGTCAAATGTGGTTAGAATATGAATTACTTTCCAACCCTGATGCAGCAGGGTTTTTTTGTGTCTCAACTTCATATAGAGCAGAACCAAACCCTGTAGAAGGAAGACATGAAACTATTTTCCCAATGTTTGAGTTTGAAATGAAAGGAGGAGTAAAAGAACTAGAAGAACTAGAAATTGAATTATGTGAACATATCGGATTACCTATAGCTAACTTTAAAATATTAAAATATAATGGTTGGGCAGAAAATTATGGAACTAAAGAGTTGGACCATGAACATGAAAAAAGTATTGGTCAAGGTATGATTACTGACTTCCCTGAATGGACATCACCTTTCTGGAATATGGCAAGGAATGATGATGGTACTAGTAAAAAGATTGATGTTATCTTAGGTGGTATGGAAACTATTGGTAGTGCAGAACGTTCCACTGATAAGGAACAGATGCGTGACACCTTCCATACTATTTCTGATGGACAATATGCTGAACTACTCTACAAATTATTTGGTAAGGAAAGAGTCGAGAAGGAACTTGATGAATTCCTAGAGTTCGACTTCTTCCCTAGAAGTGGAGGTGGAATCGGAATGCAACGTTTAATGTCAGCCCTTTCATAGGGCTTCAATGCAACCTGGCGAAATAGGTAAACGCAGGAGGTTGTTTCCCTCCCGACTAATCATTAACGTGGTAGGTCTTCTTGGTTCGATTCCAAGGGTTGCAGTTCAAAAACAATATTTATATCTAAATATCTAAGGAGACCTGCTTTCTACCATGTTTTGTAAAAATAAAATGAACTCCCATCAATATCGTCAGTGGAAACTGAAG